CATTGGAATCTTCCCGGCATAATACTTGAAGAATTTCCAGGCGTCCGTCCAGACTTCGTGATATTCTCTTAGAACGGTATCTCGTCCAAATCTTCCGGCGTCTCCCATATTTCTTCATCCTCCCATCCAAGCTGCCAGTTATAACGGCCTGTTTCGGATATACGTTTACTTTTTTCTTCAAACCACAGGCTGATTTTTCCGGTATGACCGTTCAATCTGTTTTTCATCACGGTCAGGATCCTGTCCGGTTCGTCATATTCTTCCGATATTTCGTTCCCATCAGTATCCGTTTTTGACTTCCGCTTTTTTGGCCTCCCGTAGCTAAGCGTGATTGTGGCTAGGTTCGTGATATTGCTACTTCCAGCAATGTCATCGTCTTCCAACTCATCGTTATCAGTCTTGCGCGGATGCACGACCAGGATGATCAGGACATTGTAATTTTTGGCCATGTCTACTAGTTGGTTCACGAAGCGCGTTTGCTGTCTATACAGATCGGCCCGCAGGTCGTCCTCCATAGCCGTCATCAGATTGTCAATAAATAGCACCCGGCACCCGTATTGCTTAATAGCTGACTCCATCGTTGCGACAATGTCCTCTGTCTCCTCATCCGACACAATGCCGTTGTCGTACAGATAACATTTTTCGTCGTACCATCGGTGTATCTGATCCGCATACGCATCTTTTACGGTATAAGATGTATAGCCTAACAGTGATGTCTCCTCGTGGATCCGGAACGGTCCGGCACATTGCCGGTCGAACCAATCTTGAAAAAACCAGTCCATTAGTTCCCCGGAATAAAAAAATGTCGTGTACCCTTTGCTGACGGCCATGCTGCAGAATTGTGACCCGAGCGTTGATTTTCCTAGACCGCGCTTGCCGGTCAGGATAACCAGCGTCCCCAGATAAAACCCTCCGATAATCCTGTCGAGCGACCTGATTCCGGTTGTGAAGCACTCCATGTCCGCCATGCTTTTCCGCTGCACTTCCGATAACTTTTTGATTTTCGGATTGTCGAGCGGTACGGCGTTCCGGATGGCGTTCCTGACTGCTTCCGCTCCATACGTCTGCAGCAGTTCATTTGCGTCCTTGCATTCCCGATAGTCTTCCGGACGCACGTGCTTGATGGATCCGTGAAATCTTGTGTGCATTTCATCCAGGAGCGTGATGTGGTCGTTCTCATGGTCTCCGAAAATAATCAGTGTTTCGAACTGACTCAGGAAGTCCCAGCAGTACGGCACCCATGTAAACCCTTTTGCCCCTGTCGGTACGCTCACGGCGTTCTCGATCCCGGCCTGAATGACGCTCAAGCTGTCAATCTGTCCTTCCGTCATGACCAGTGTCTTGTTCTCCATGTTGCATTGGTCCATTCCGAACAGGATCGGTTTGCAGTTTGCCTCACACCATTCTTTGTTCTGGTCCTTCGCTTTATCAAAGTCCGTCTTCCGGTATTTCACAAATTGCATTTTTCCGTCCTCATCAAAGAACGGGAATACCAGAATATTGTCGTGTTCTTTCTGTGTCGTGATGGCGTACCGCTCTGTTACTTCTTTGGATATCCCCCTGCTTTCCATATACTTGACCGCCGGCGTCCGTATTTCTGGTCGTGCATATCTGGTCAGGTTCCGGAACTTCCGCTGCCTGTTGTAATATTCGTCTACGTCTCTCCCGAGCGAGAAATCGAAATCACGGGCCAGTGTCAGCATATTACCCTTTGCACCACACGACGCTCTCAGGCAGTTGAATGCACCTGTCTGGAGATTGATAGCAAACTTATATTTTTTCGTTGTCTTCCCGTGACAATACGGGCACATGGAAAATTGCAGCTCGTCTCCGTGTTGCTTTGTCCCGATATTCTGCTCCCTGGCAAACCGGAAAGCATCATCCGCATTAAATTTATATATGCTCATGGCACCTCCCACCCTTCCAGATCGTACTCATCTCCGGGTTCCAGCTCACCTTCCTCCGTAAGGGGACTATAGGGGTTTTTCTTTTTAGTGTCTTTATTAGTGTTTATAGTGTATTGTTTGTGTTCGTCAGTGGCTCGCGAGTGGCTCGTCAGTGGCTTTTCAGTGGCTCGAGTAGTGGTTCGCGCTTTCTGATAATCATCGTAATTTACTATGCTTATCATGGTTCGCTTAGTGGTCCGGTCTACATGCACCATAATTTCACGTTCGAGAACTTCTAAAAACCGGTGTACTTTGCTCCTGCTCCATCCCCACTGTTCTGCCAATTTGCGCTCGCTGGTCATTACGCAACCCCTCATAACAGTCACAGGATTGCCATCAAATAGGATCCGTTTGTCTTCGTGGTTAACCATCATGATCAGGTCAACCCATGCCTGCCCTCTCGAAAACGGCTTATCCTGCCATAGTTCGTGATCGCGTATGTCACGGAACACTTTTACATATCCTCTATCCGTACTCACCGCGTTCCAACCTCTCCTTCATATCCCGATATAAGATCTCCCTTATCAGCTCTCCGGATGTATCTGCCTTACAGAACAGCGGTACAATGTTGTATCGAACCGTCCACGCTGTTAGTGTTGCCTCAAACGCTTTCGCATTAAACCGGCTCCTGTATCGGTGCTTCATGATTGCCTCCCAGCTTCCGTTCTCGACCAGGAGAAAAACCTTTGCCCCTGCAGCGGATGCCCGTTCAAACTCTCTTCGGAAGCGATCCCGGCCCCTAGTAAAGCACGTTGCCAATTCGTCCAGGCTCATCTTTCGCTCGATGCAGCAGGCCGGTTTTATTGCGGATCCTGTCTGATACAGGTCGCCATTCGGCAGCGTTATCTGTCCACAGTAATCGCAGTATGACAGTGTGGCCCGTTGAACAGGCACCCCGAACGCCCGGAAACGTTCTTCGGACTTCGGAGTGCGTTGCTCTCTGGTGTCAGCTATGATCCGGAAAGTGCTTAGGACTTCTTTGACTTCAAAGTTATCCATTAAAACGGAAATTCTTCTTTTTCGGAGTCAGGGAGATCCATGAATTCGTTGGAGCTGGTTGCGGCGGATGTAGTCGGCGCGGAAGCTGTTATCAGCTTGTCGTTCGGCATCCTTCCGGGTTTGCCATTTCGCACATCATCCGCAGGGCAAGTCCATTTCATCTGAGTGTGGTCATAGACATTCCCGTTATATTCGCGCTGATGGTTGTGAAACTTCCCACCAATCAGTTTCCCTTTCAGTGTCTTGATGTCGCCACCGAATACGAAACCGCTGTTGCTGTCTTCCAGATCTGCAAAGAATGTGTTCCAGTTGTCCCAGACATACTGCTGGCTGTGGTCGTTCGGAATATTCAGATTGAACACCGCATCAATCGGCCATTTCTTATCCTCGTTCGGATTGTTTTCAAACTGGTTCTGGTAGAAGCCCTTGTACTCACCCTCGGCGATGTCGAACGCGATCCTGACGACTCCGTCCCCGGATGGCCACTGTTCTTCTTTTGCGTTCTTAATCGTGACCACATACGCGCCCTTCGGCAGCAGTGTGAATGATTTGCGTCTCTTTGATTTATCGTAAGTTGGTAATGCCATAATCTAATCCTCCTTAAAAATCTTCTAATGCTTTAATCACAATCATGATATCGTTGTCACACTCATCCTTCTGGAAGGCCCCGAGCGGCACCTTACAGGTGCTTCCGTCTGCTGACAGAATGAATTTGTACTTCCCATCCTGACGGACAGCCCAGACGACCGTAGTCATTTTTGACTCCAGAACGAGTTTTTCCAGTTTCCTGCCATTGGTTTTGATGCGCGTCCGGATAATGCCGTTGTCATCGGAAATAGTCTCCGAATGGCACAGGATAATAACGGTCAGGTCATCACGCATTTCCAGACACTGATTGACAATGCTCCAGCCATTCTGAGCCAGATCCGACCAGGCACTCCGTTTGTCCCCGGACTGCATAGCCAGGATCCGCATCTCTTCTGCCACCATCAGACCGTTGATTGTGTCGATCACGACATATTTGATGTGTTTAAATTTTTCGTTATCATTAATTTTGCGGAGACCGCCGGACACGACAGAGAAGCTGTCCGTGGAAAGATAATTCTCTGCATTCTCGTTGTACTGCTTTCGCCATCCCCTCCAGTTCAGGCCCTTCTTGTCACAGTCCATGTAGAATGTTACTTTCGGGTCGAGATTCCGCATGGCGGTCGTCTTACCGCTGCCGGATTCGCCCATCACTCCGATTACTTTTGCCATTTACGTTCCTTTCTCCAGTGTGTTATACTGGTATTGCGAATTGACAGGTTCGCGATTTCATTTTTGGCCGTCCCGGTTCCTCTCCGGAGCGGTCATTCTTTTTCCGGGATCAGTTTCATGAAGTTGTCCCGGGCATACATCCGGAAGCAGTCCTCGCATAGGCAGTCGCCCGGATCCGGCTCGAAATAAAAGTCTTCCTGTATTGGTTCCTGACACATATCGCATACCGGTCTGGATGACAGCCACCGCTCCTGCTCTTCTTCTCGTTCCTCGAAGTCCTGTTCGGCCCATGTTGTCGCCATTT